TCAGGACAGGGTAGTGTAGTGGCCTTATCTGGTGATGGAACTGTATTAGCAACTTCCGATCCTACAGATAATTCAAATGTAGGGGCAATATGGATATTTACTAGATCCGGTTCAACATGGACTCAACAAGGATCTAAACTTGTTGGTACTGGAGGATCGACTGCATCAGGATCAGTAGGGCAAGGAAGTGCATTGGCATTAAATTATGCGGGAACACTATTGGCCGTAGGTGCCTATCAAGATAGCGGATCAGGCACAACTGCAAATGGTGCTATGTGGATGTTCAAATCAAATGCTGATGCCGGTACATTTACTCAATTAGGTTCAAAAATTGTTGGTAATAATCAACAAGGCGTATTCTTAGGTGAAGGTATTTCAATTGCAAATACCGCCGGTACTGTCGTAGTAAGTGGTGCTGGTGCCGGTGCACCATACGGTGATGCCGGATATTCAACAATTGCAAATCAACAGGTTTTAGTTTATAATTAAAAAAGTATTATGTTTATATCATGTAAGCCAAAAGAGATTGAAGACTTAAAATCAGTAACACAAAAAGACGGTAAAAGAATTTATACGTTACCTGATGGTACTAAACTTCTTTCTGTTACTACTGTTATTGGTCTAAAATCAAGAGAGAAGTTCTTTGACTGGCGCCAACAGGTTGGTGAAGAAGAAGCCAATAGAATTTCAAAGATAGCATCAACAAGAGGTACATCTGTTCATAGTCTCTGTGAGGCTTATCTGAACAATGAAAAGTTACCTACAGCAATGCCTGATGCAAGAGCATCATTCATACAAATAAAACACATACTTGATAAGATTAACAATATACACTATCAAGAACAGGCCCTATGGTCTACTAAATTAAAATTAGCTGGCCGTGTCGATTGTATTGCTGAGTTTGAAGGTGAGTTATCTGTTATCGACTTTAAGACTTCTAAACGTTTCAAAGCAATCGAAGACATTCAAGATTACTTTTGGCAAACTGCCGCTTATGCGTTGATGTATGAAGAACTGGTAGGTCAACCAATACATAATCTTGTTATCATAATGGCTGTTGATGACGGACCACCTATCATATATAAACAAAAGACTAAAGACCATATACATGGTTTGATTGATGCAATTCGTTATTACAATAGGAAGAATTAAATGGCTAAAGTGAAAAAAGTCAAAGCAAAAGTTGAAGAGAAGGTAATCTTAAATGAAATGATGGCGTATTCATATTTTCCATCATTAATTTACATAGTAGAAGAACCTAAATTTTTAGACAATGCAAGAACGGTTGCAAGAGAATACCTTAAAGAAGCCAGAAAGAATCAAGGCAACACTTTACATAAATTGTATCCTGTTGTGATGTCGAATACATTTCAGAATGATCTTAGAGTTGAAGAGTTAGTTCAATATACCGCACAAGCGGGTTGGAATATCCTTGACAGTCAAGGTTATGACATGCAACACTATAATGTGTATGTACAAGACTTTTGGGCGCAAGAACACCACGAACATTCACATAATGAAGAGCATATTCACCCGTTTGGTGCTCAATTAACCGGTTTTTATATGTTAGAGTGTCCACAAGATTGCTCTAATATTATTTTTCACGACCCAAGACCTGGTAAGAAACAGATTAATCTACCTGAAAAGAACATGTCAGAGGTAACCCCGGCAAGTATTGCAGTTAATTTTCCTGCTAAATCTGGTACCTTTATGTTTTCTAATGCTTGGTTGCCCCATGCATTTGGTAGACATGGTTCTGATAGCCCCTTTATATTCATTCACTTTAACTTAAGTATTGTTCCGGTAGGTATGACAGGTCAAGTTTGTCAACCAAGAGCGGAGGTAATATGAATAAATACCATATTAGGTTCAATAAATCACGAGGACAACCAGGACGAGGTTCGATGGAACACGTATGGCGAGTCTTTGAAAATGGTAAAAAAGAATATCTTGTCAAACATTTTAAACTAAATGTTGATGCACATGATGAAGTCACAGGTAATGGTCAAGGAAATGATGACTGGAATATCTGTTGTGAAGGTTATATTAAATTTGACAAGGAAACCTCAACTGCAATAATATCAAATAAAAAATAAATGGCAATTATACCTGCATCAAATCCTGGACCAAAATCAATTGCGTTAGGTGGCAATTTAAGTTGCGGCACACTTAATCAATCTATTGAAAAAGAATTAGGTGTCGGTGCAACCCCAAACTATAATCCTACATATACTGGTGCAATATCATTTTATTGTGGTGTCGTAAAGAATATGCTAGGCGGTTCACCTACTGGAGTATTTTCAATGCAATGTGCATACGGAAAACATGCATTCCCAGGAAAAATGGCGGTTTTAGCTGTTGGTGGTGGCGGTGGTGGTGGACAACTCGGTGGTGGCGGTGGTGGTGGTTTTTATTCTAGTAACTTTGGTGTGGTAACAGGTGGCATGACGTTCAATGTTACTATTGGTGCTGGTGGGGCTAGTTTTGCCTATACTGGTTGTAGTCCAGCTCCACAATTAAGTAGAGGAACCGCAGGTACGCCAACTACAATAGCCGGACCTGATCCTTCTATGTCGATTACTGCATATGGAGGTGGGGGTGGTGGTGGAGGTAATAATCCAGGTAGAGGCGGAACATTTTCTCCAACACCGACAGGAGGTATATATTATTGTCCTGGTACAGTACTTGAAGGGGGTGGATATGGCCTCCCATCTGCATATATTGCGGCGGGACCTGGTGGTGGTGCCGGAGTACTTATAAGTTGCCAAAAAAGTCCTACACCGACAACTGTTTTAGGTGGGTATACATGTCTCACACCAATGAAAGGTGGTAATGTTATTTTAGGAACAGGTTTGACTGGTACAATGTATCTTGGTGCAGGTGGCGGAGGTGCATTTGTTGGGGGAGGAAATTCAACATTAGCACCTCAATCATGTAATGGTCCAAATAGGCTTACTGTAGGGGCTGGAGGTACAGGCGCACAATGGTATGATGGTTCTTACTACGGTGGTGGTGGAGGAGGTAGTTCGAGCGGAATATATGATTTGACTCAACCCCCATCAGGTAATCAATATCTACCGAGTTGCTCACGCTATGTGGGTGCAGGTGGTGCAGGTGGTGGCGGACGAGGTACTTACACTTATAAATGTCTTACTAACCCAACAGCAGGTGGGCATAAAATATGTCAAGGTAGTGGAGGCACACCAGGAACAGGAGGTGGTGCAGGTGGTGGGGTACAAACACCAGGCACTAATACGATTACAGGAGGACCTGGAGTTGCGATATTCATTTACTCAAACCCAAAACAACTTGCAACTGGCGGAAATTCAATTGTAAACGTTACCACCTTGGTTTCCGGAACATGCGGTACTTTACCAGCACCATATGTACCTTCTGTAATAGGTTCTGGTCCTTATTGGATACATAAATTTACTTCACCAGGAACACTCATAACATGAAATCCGTATTATATACTTTTAACAACTTAACTAATGAACAGACCATTGTTACTAATAAATGGTCTGAGGCTCAATATTTTATTGATATATTTGAGAGTAAAGAACATCGTTACGGTTTAACTGTATTTTGTGAATATGAAGATGGTAGAATTTGTTTCTGTTTCGTAGATACAAAGACTGGTATTCATTATGTCAGACAAGGACATGCGGATGGGCAGATGTTTACACCAGACGAAACGTTTGGATAATTACCTTGACAAACAAACCTAAATAGAGTACAATAATGAAAACGAACAAATTAATCTTTAAGCTAAACAAAGCAGAGTTCAAGCATCAAAAACGTAAAGCTAAGAAACTGTGGCTTAAGATTTTAAGAAAGTCATTTAAGAGAAAGCAAACGCAATCTGTTAGATGATTATGGTTGTATGAAGTAAATCAAAAGGTGCTCTGGACGGGAGTTCGAATCTCCCCACCTCCACCAAAAGCATACTGTGAGTCGGCTTGCTGATAAACTTTAAGTAGAGATAGTATGCTTTTGATGGGGGTGCACTTGGTTTCGACAGGGTAAATAGTAGAGGCACAGACAACTCGTCAGGAGTAGACGTAAAAAGCAAAATTTAATAACTGCAAACGATGAGTTATTCGCATTAGCCGCCTAAACGTGGCTTAGGGTTTCGGTTAGTTTCCTCGTAACAGAATAACTAACCAATTTTTTTAACTTAAGGAGAAAAGATGAGAAAGACAATTGTTGCAATCGCCACTATGGCAGTTCTAGGAATGGCATCTGCCGCTGATTTCGTATCAGTAGGTGTTGATGCAAACCAAAGCCGTTCTGATAAGTCTCAACATGCTACAGTAGAAACTATTCGTGCAGGTAAAGATATCGGTGCAGGTTTTGATGTCGTGATTCAAGACCGTACTCAAGTTCAAACTCAAGGCGGAATGTATAATAGTATTGAAGGTACTTTAGGTTTTCAAGCAAGTGTTTTAAACGTGTATGCAGGTCTTGGTCGTGACCAAGGTTTGAATGCCGCTAAAGATACAGCATACAACTATGGTTTAGTTGGTGGTACTTTGGGTAGCAAAGTTGGTCCTGTTTATGCATTTGCTGGTGCAAAGACACACGCTAACTGGGACAAAGATGCACCTAAGCAAACTGTAGCATATACAGGCGTTTCATATCCAGTAACTAAATCTTTAGCTGTTGAATTGAACGCATCTGCATCATTCCAAGACATTAAAGACAAACAAGCTGGCGTTGCCGCTCGTGTAAGTTTCTAATAGTCTAAATAAATCAATGAGTTAAGGGACTCTCAATAAAAGTCCCAATTATGAATCTACGCTATTCATAATCTCATCCTCCACACACCATATAGGAGGCCGGCAACTCATCAGAGTTATGCCCAATCATCAAGGAGACCGAATGAAGTTCCTAAACAAGACTTTGTTTCTAATTCTATCATTGGCATTAATTACTACTAATGCAAAAGAGTCACCATCTATAACTCAAGCAGTTAAAGATGATTTCAATAAACAAGTGCTTTGCATGGCAAAGAATCTATACTATGAAGCCGCTACCGAGCCATATGAGGGAAAGTTGGCCGTAGCACAAGTCGTTATGAATCGTACACAAAACAAAAACTATCCATCAGATATCTGTGGGGTTGTGTATCAGAAAACAGGTGACACATGCCAATTTACATGGGTATGTGAAAAAGTATCAAATATTCGCAACGAATATGCATGGGAAGAATCTCTGTTAGTTGCAAAGAAAGCGATGACAGAAAGTATCTTACATAAAGATATTGCTAAGGCAAAGATTCTATTCTATCACGCCAATTACGTCCATCCTGCATGGAGTAATATACATCCGGTAAAGACTATTGGCAATCATATCTTTTATGCCAAATATTAACTTGACTTGAATCACTTAGTGTGATATAATTATATTATGACAACACCTACTAAATCTGAAATAAGCAACTTTTCTCTTTTGATTGAAACAATATCAAAGGATAAAGGTTTATCTAAAATGGAAGCTATTCTTTGGCATTGTGAGCAAACGGGACTAGAGGTTGATGTAGCATCAAAGCTAATCACCTCTGCCCTTAAAGCAAAGATACGAGAAGAGGCGCAAGAACTTAATTTACTTAAGAGAACCTCTAAACTACCTATATGATTGACGAGAACACAGGCTTTGCGGCATGTTCATTATATAATGCGATTAAACTTCATTTTACTACTGATTCTTACGATTACTTTAAGTACAACGGTAAAACCAATGTCTCAAAGGATCAATTTTCAAAACGAAAAGACAAGTTTCAGTTTTACAAATTAGCCAAAAAGTATAGTTATGATGAACTGAAAGACTTCTTAGTTGCCAATTTTTTAGTAACTAATGTTAAGTGGGCCGGTAATCTTTTAGAGAATGATGCACATGAGAACTATCTCAAATGGCAGAAAAGAAATCAAGCATTGACTTATAACTTCAAACAAGATATAATGCATCTCAGAGACTTGGTTGAAGAGCCAAGAGAGTTATTATATGTTAACAATGGTGAGTATCCTATATTGCTGAGAGAGTTAATGCATGATGATGTGAAAATTGAAACGGTATGCATTATGGAGAATCTTCTGCAATTCATACCGATGTGGAGTGAGAAGATAAGCGATTCAATAATATGGCCAAATTACAGACTTCAGATTTTAAAATACACACCGTTTTTAAAATATGATAAAGATGACTTTAAGAAAACTTTGAAAGATATTTTATTATGATTGAAACTATTTACCTTGATATGGATGGTGTTATCTGTGACTTTCAAAAACGGTACATTGACTTGTACAAGAATCACACAGACATGGCAGAACGTAAAGGTACATTTGGTACATGTTTTACGCATTTCATTAACACTCGTCAGTTTGAAACGCTAGAACCTATGGAAGACATGAAAGAACTCATCAAGTTCTTAGATGAAGCCTACCCACCTGTACACATTCTATCCTCATCTGCAAGAGAAGATTCACATGAAACAATCTCTGAGCAAAAGACAGTATGGCTAAAGAATCATGGTATTGAATACCCAAGACACTTTGTACCTGGTAAGTCTCTCAAGTACAAATATGCGAATAAGGACTCAATCATTATTGATGACACTAGAAGTGTTATTGACGATTGGATTGAAGCCGGTGGAATTGCTATTTGGCATAAAAGTGCCAAAGAAACAATAGAAGAGTTACAAAAACTCTTATAAATAGACTATATTATGAATAATGCGAAATAAGTCGAAATACAACGTATACAACGAAAGGAAATACATATGGTAGATTTTTCTAAACTAAAGAAAAGAGCGGAAGAAGGTTCAAATCTAGACCGTCTTGCAAAAGCCGCTGAAGCACTCAACACCTCATTCGATGGTGCACAAAACAAAGAACTATTTTGGAAACCTGAAGTCGATAAGGCTGGCAATGGTATGGCCGAAATTCGTTTCTTACCTACACCTCCACAAGATGGTGAAGATGGTTTACAATGGGTCAAATACTTTCATCACGGCTTTCAAGGTCCTGGTGGCTGGTTAATTGATAATTGTTTGACAACTCACGGTAAGAACTGTCCTGTTTGTGAGAGCAATAGTTTGTTATGGAACTCCGGTATTGAAGCCAATAAACAAGTAGCAAGAGATAGAAAGCGTAAGTTAAATTACGTATCTAATGTCTACATTGTTTCTGACCCAAAACATCCAGAGAATGAAGGTAAGGTATTCTTATTCAAATACGGTAAGAAAATCTACGAAAAATTGGTAGAGGCATGGAACCCATCATTCCCTGATGAGAAGCCATTTGATCCATTTGATTTGTGGAAAGGTGCCAACTTCAAGTTGAAGATTCGTAAAGTTGATGGTTACCAATCTTATGATAAGTCTGAGTTTACATCACCAGCACCATTGAGTAATGATGATGACGAACTTGAAAAGATTTATAACTCTGAGCACTCTTTACAAGTACTTGTAGGCGATAAAGAGTTCAAGTCTTATGATGACCTCAAAAAGCGTTTAGACAAGGTCCTAGGGGTTTCTGATACGCCTAAGACTACTGTAGAAACAATCAAAGCGGAAGCTCCTAAAGCAAAGTTTAAAGATGCCGAATTGGTAGCAGAAGACGATGACTTAGATTACTTCTCACGCTTGGCAGAGGAAGATTGAGTCAACTAATAACATTCATAGAAAAAATCAATTAGATTTTAATATGAAATTGTGATAAACTATGATAAGTAGTCCATAAGATTACTTATCATTTTTTAACTAAGGAGATTATATGAGTGGAACGTTAAACAATCTTGAAAGTGCATTGGCCGGTGAGTCAATGGCACATATCAAGTATAGATACTTTGCTAAGATTGCAAGGGAAGAAGGCTTTGAAGATGTTGCAAAACACTTTGAGCATACAGCAGACCAAGAAATCAAACACGCATGGGGTCATTTAGAATTGCTAATTGGTAAACCTTCTACGAAAGAATGCCTACAAAAAGCAATTGACGGTGAAACGTATGAGTTTACCGAAATGTATCCTAAGTTTCATACTATTGCAGTAGCCGAAGGTAAGTCTGAAATTATGAAAGAGTTTCAGGATCAAATTACCGAATCAAAAGAACATGCAGAGCAATTTTCATTAGTTCTTAAGAAAGCGGAAAAGAGATTTGCGGCTCTTGCTAAAGTAGAAAAGA